ACCATTTGATGCCAGTAAAGCAACCTTTATTGTGGCCGAAACGTCCGCCCCGGTCACCATCTGCCAGGGTTACCTGGGGTCGGACCCCCGCGGCTTCCCCCTGGTGCTACCCTCCCGAGCGGTCCCCGAGTGGTTCAATCTCCAACACGAAGCCTACGCCCGCGCGCAAGGGCTCCATGGCGCGCAAGTGGTCCGCGTAGACCGTTTGTTCCACGCGCCCGAATGTGCCCGCGCGCAACCCTGGGCATGGCAACCGGAGCCCTTCCAAAACGCTTGGCATATTTTCGACCGAGCATTAGCCGACAGCATCGCCACCGCACAGCCTCCCCCTCCCGCCGCGTACCGAATGGAAGAAGCACCGAAAAAGAAACGGGGGAAGCATGCGAAAAAATAAACCGAAACCGAAAGCGGCCCGCGCCCACCTCCCGGCGGTGGTGCCTGCGGCTCCACAATTGCCCATGGGACACATGCCCTTCCGGTCCATGCAAGTCCACATGGTGGCCCATTTATACTCCGCGTTTACTCCAGAAAAATTGGGCAAGCTCGGGGCCGCGCTCATCGACGCCGCCATTGCTGGCGACGTAATCGCCCGTAACGAAGTTTTACGCCTTATCAAAGATATGGACGCCATTGGCCTAGATAATCGCTTGCAGGATGTGAGCGAGGGCAAAAAGGTTGCGGAGGGTGAAGTACCGTGGGCAACGTTGAAGGAAGCCAACCCGTGGAAGTAGCCGAAGCAATCGCAGAACGCCGGGCACTGGTGGCACGGCTCCGCCCGATTGTTGCCCGCCTCCTGGACGATGTGGCGAAGGCACAACGCCGCCGCATGCCAAGCCCTCTTGGTGCTGCGGAGCTTGGACTAATCAAGGCGTATGATTCCGCCCTGGCCGATGTCACCACGTACGAGAAGGCGCGTATAGCTTCCGCCGACTTGCCGAAGAACACCGAAGACGACGCCGACCGGGTAACCTTTGAAGTGCCTGACAACGGACGCGCGGCACGTGCGCAAGGTTGGAAGGGCCCCGCGTGCCCTCCCGAATAATTCGCCCGCACCGTGGCCGGCAATATGATTTCCTTAGCTCACAAGCTGACGTGGCTCTGTACGGCGGGGCGGCCGGAAGTGGGAAAACCTTTTGCCTTTTGCTCGACCAAGGGCGGTGGGCAGCTTCCATGCCGCAATTCCGCGGGGTTATTTTCCGCCGTACCTCGCCAGAAATTACCGCCCCGGGCGCTCTGTGGGACGAGTCGGAAACGCTTTTCCCCCTCATGGGCGCAACGCCCCGGCGCCATGAGTTGCGCTGGGATTGGCCCAACGGCTCATGGATCAAATTCTCTCACTTACAGCTAGCCTCTGACATTTACAAATGGCAGGGCGCCCAGCTTTGCGTGGCATCCTTTGATGAGTTGCCCCACTTCGAGGAAAGCCAATTTTTCTACCTGCTGTCACGCTTGCGCTCGGGCACCGGCTTTGCTCCCTATCTCCGTGCCACCCTAAATCCCGATCCGCGCTCATGGGTAAAGAAGCTAGTGGAGCGGTATATACAGCCGGGTGGCTTCCCTGCGATGATGCCCACGCAGTATTTTGCGCGACGTGGCCGGGACTTAGTGTGGGCAGATTCGCCCGCCAGCCTGGAGCTTGCGGACCTGGAGCCCCTTTCGTTCGACTTCATCCCGGCCAAACATGCCGACAACCCAACCCTGGCCGCAACTAATCCGCGGTACGTGGCGAACCTAAAAGCCCTGCCGATGGTGGAGCGTATGCGCCTCCTGGAAGGTAATTGGGAAATTGTCGCCGGTACTGGTACATTCTTCCAACGCGAATGGGTTAACATTCTGCCCACGCGCCCCGTTGGTGCTCATCGCTCGTGCCGCTATTGGGACCGCGCGGCAACCGAAGTCACCGAGACAACGCCCGACCCGGACTGGACGGTGGGGACGCTCATGGAAGCGATGCCTAACCGCCGCGTGGTTATCTCCGACTCTACGCGCCTGCGCGGGCGCCCGCACGCGGTAGCCGCGCACATCATCGCTACCGCCGCCATGGATGGTAAGGACGTGGAAATAGTGTTGGAGCAAGACCCGGGGCAAGCTGGCGTGGTCGAAGTGGACCAGCTAACGCGCGCCCTGGCGGGCTATGCTGTCCGCACCGTGGCCCCGAAAGGCCACAAGGCCGACCGTATTAAACCATTCTCCGCCTACGCAGAATCCAAGAACGTGGACATTGTGGCGGGCGCCTATCTTAAGTGGTTTTTCCCCGACCTTGAAAACCTACTAGACCCGCGTGAAGTGAAGCCACCGCCCGGCTACCACGATGACACCGGGGACACATGCTCTGGCGGGTTTAACTTCTTACACGACGCAATGGCGGTGCCTAGCGTCCGGAGGCTGTGATATGCTCGGATTCCTGCGCCGGATGCTTGGTGGTACCAAAGCGTCCTCCGTTACGTGGGTCAATCTCGGAACGCCAAAGGGCATGGAACAAAACGCCCGCGCGTACGTGCAAGAGGGCTACCAGATTAACGCCACGGTGTACCGGTGCGTACGCCTCTTGGCTCAATCGGTGGGACAGGTGCCGATGTATGCCGCCGACCTCAAGGGCAAGGAATTGGGCGAGAAGCACCCATTGTCCATGATCCTGGCCCGCCCCAACCCGGCCCAATCGTGGTCCACCTTCGCCGGGTATATTACCGCCTTCCGCAAGCTCGCCGGCAACGCCCCCATTGAAGTGTTGCGCGCGGGCGCGGGCGAGAACGGAACGCCCAAGGAACTGTGGCCCTGGCAACCGTACCACTTTAAGGCGATTGAAGGCGGCATGTTGCCACGCGCGTGGCTGTACGAAGACGGCACGCCGCACAATCGCAAGTCGTGGGACGTTGACCCCATTACGGGCAAGTCCAATCTGATGATGTGGCGCGAATTCTCCGCTACGGAAAAATACTTTGGTATGGCTCCACTATCAGCGGGCGCCAAGGCCGCGGACCAGAACAACGCCGCGGCAAACTGGAATCACAAAATGCTGGGGAATAATTGCATCCCCTCGGGTGTGCTCAAAACCCCGCAGGTGTTGAGCGATCCGCAGTATTCACGACTTAAGCAGGAATTGGCCGAGACGTATAGCGGGACCGATAACGCCCGCCGCCCATTGTTGCTTGATGGCAATATGGAGTGGATACAGACGGCGCTCTCCCCTGCGGACTTGGATTTTATCCAGGGCCGAAACCTTACCGCGTTGGAAATCGCGGAAGTGTTTGGCGTGCCCGCCCAGCTTGTTCCTATCCCCGGCTCCCAAACTTTTGCGAACTACGCCGAGGCCCGCCTTGCTCTGTGGGAAGATGAAGTGCTGCCCCTGGCCTACGACTTGGCCGAAGAACTCACCCGGTGGTTGGCCATCCCTGGCGCCAAGGTGATGGTCGATGAGGACGGTATACCGGCCCTTGCACCACGCCGCGCGGAGAAGTGGACCGCCGTCAACGCCGCCACATTCTTAACCACAAATGAGAAGCGCGAAGCCTTGAACTACGACCCGCTCCCGATTCCGGAGGCGGATGAAGTGCTAGTGTCCGCGGGCATGGTGCCGCTTGGAATCGAATTGACCCCGCCGCCGCTCCCGCCCGCAGGCCAGCCGATCAAGCCCGGCAAGCCCGAGGATGGCGAAGACGACGAAGGCGAGGAAGAAGACGACGAAGACCCGAAGAAGCCGGAATGAGTGACCGCCGTAACAATGCGATGGCACGCGAAGCCATGGCCCGCGCCCGACTCCTTGCGGGGTATGAGCGCGGGGCCACTCGTATTTTTATGGGGATTTATACCAAGTTTGGGTTGGAAGCATCTAAGCGGATGACGGACGGGCACGACCCGACATTGAAGGCGGAAACCCAAGTGGAGGTAATGCACGGGCTACAACGTGTGTACGCCGCCGTTATGCCTGTCATGGCGGAGCGCACCACTAACCAAGCGGATAGCGCCAAATTCTTCCGCCGTGCGATTGCACGGAAGGACGCCGCGTACCGCATAGAGGAACAAATCCGCCGCTGGACTGCGGTCGAATCGTTCCACCACTCCGTGTATATTACCGACACCATGTTTCAGCAGGTGTTGGACACGGTAATCAGCAACACGGAGGCCGGGTTTAGCCAAGACGAAATGGCCACGGAAATCCGTAAGACCGTGGGGAAAATTTCCCGCGCGAACGCCGCACGCATTGCCCGCACCGAGACGCACGGCTCCGCGGAGTATGCGAACCAAGCCGCTATGGAGACGGTGCCCGGCATCCAAACCAAGCAATGGGTGGCGGTGGCAGACTTCCGTACCCGTGACGACCACACCGCGGCGGACGGGCAGACCGTGGCGCTAGACGCTTCGTTCCGCATCGGTCTTGATTCCTTGCGCTTCCCTGGCGACCCTTTGGCCCCACCCGCACAGACCATTAACTGCCGGTGTGCATCCCTTCCCCCCGCTATTTTCTAAAGGTGCCCCATGACTACATGGATCACAATCTCTGACGGTGAAATTGCTACCGGGCAGATTATTACTAACAGCATGATGACGCGGTACCGCGACAACATGCGGGCCCTTGCGGAAGATGATCCGTCGGTACCTGCGGCGGACACCATCAAGCGGTTAGGCCGGCAAAATCGAATTGTGATAGGCACGGGCGCCGATGACGGCTCCACCCTCCTACAGGTTGGCGGCGGCATTTACGCCACCGGGGACGTTCGCGCGGGTATAGGCGCGGGCGCGCGGTACATCATCGCAGACGGTGCAAACTCGGGGACGGCTGGTGGCGCGGCCCTCATCCTGCGCAACGCTGGTGTTAATATCCTGACCATCGGCAACAAGTCCGCCATTATCGGCGGAGCCTATGACGCCACGCCGTACATTAGTGCCTCGGGTACCATTGAAATTAACGCCGCCACCCTCACGCAAGGAATGGCTACTTACTCCGCGGGCGCAATGATTAGCGGCTCGCTCCCCGCGTCCTCGGGTGCTAACCGCGTGTCGCTGGACGCCCCGGCAGGGACCGGCCCACGCATGATCCTGTGGGGTCCGGATGCTGTGACCCCAGGAAAGCTCACTATCTACGCCGCGGACGATGACGCCTCCCTGTACCTCTTGCGGGCGGTTATCGAAACAGACGGGACGCTTAACACGTACGGCGCCATTAGCTCCGGCGGGAGCATCGCCGCCGGGGCCAATGCGTCCCTTGCGTCCAACTCCACCCGCACGATTGCGACTAGCTCTGAAATCTCCATGAGCATTACAAACGCCACGGGGGAGGGCGTAATAACCGCGTACAAGCCGACAGGTGGCTTCCTCTCCCTGCGCACCACGACCACGGGCGGGGGGGTAACGGAGCGCGTGAAGATCACGGAAGACGGATACACCATCATCAACCCGGCCCTAATGGCGGCGGGGCGGACTTCGGGGCTACAGATTGGCGCCTGGGGCAGTGACTACACGGAAACATGGCGCGCACATAATAATCAAAACGGCATAGAAATGTATGCTATTTTGGGCGGCTCCGTTTCCGGTTCTGTGCCCTCATGGCTAAACGCGGGTGTGCTTGAAACCAGCACCCTTGCCACGGGCGGCTTGCGCCTAAGTGCGTTGTCGGGAACCCTGGTGCTCTCCACGGGCGCGGCACGTGCCGCCGCCGTTACCATCGATTCGGTGCAGACTGTAACCCTCTCCAGTATCTTGGTAGGCGCGGCTTCATCGACTGCGCGGGCAACCCTCCGCCTGCCGCACGGCACCGCGCCAACCACGCCGACCAACGGCGATATGTGGACCACAACTGCGGGGGTATTTATCCACATTAACGGGGCAACCGTCGGGCCCTTGGCGTCTGCCGTTTCCGGGAGTCCGTCCTTTAAGTACGCCTCCCGCACGTTCGCCATCGTTGGGCAGAATACCACGTCGGAGGTTTCGCTACTGCCGGGCACGGCCCAGGGCTCACTTGTGTTTGGTGCTAACACGCTGACACAGGGGAGCATCATCCGCATAACGGTAACGGGCCAGTACCAAGTTGGCTCCACGCCACAGGTTACTTTCCGGATTAAATTCGGGTCAACCGTGCTGTGTGGTACTGGTACCGTTACGTCTTTTGCTACGCCGGGCGGGGGTTGGTATACCGTCATTGACGTAGTAATGACCATTTACTCGACAGGCGCCTCCGGTGTTCTGCGGGCCCAAGGGGAAATGACATGCCACCAGCCCGGGGCGGTTAATGTGCGGGCAGGTATGGCCCTCATTTCGGCGGGTACCGGAAACACTGCGACCGTCAACACCACGATTTCCAACACGCTGGACGTCACAATTCAATTCGGCACGTCGTCTAATGCGAACTATTTTGACAGCCGTCAAGTATTCATCGAACACATAGTGCCTTGATAGGCCGCCCGTCTTCGCTAGCTTTCGCACCACACCAACCCGAGAAAGGGGACACCGATGATTGAGAACGATAAAAAAGCCTTGGAGGAACTAGCCGCCCTCCTGACCGATGCGCTTAACCATCTGCCCGGCAAAAACATTGCCCGCCTTGCGGCGGAGCGGTGCAACGCCTTGCTGGGGCACATGGAGAACCGTTTGACGGAGCTAGCCAAGAAGGAAGCCGCCGCCGCTGCCGCCGCCGCTGCCGCCGCGGTAGAAGCGGAGAAGCCGGCGGCAGGCTAACCGCCTAGCCCTCTTGATTTCCTCCGGGGACGCGCGCCACCATGGCGCGCGTCCTTTTCTTTTTTGGAGGCTTTCCTATGGCAGTCCTCGCCGTTACCGACCTCACCCGCGCGGGCATCAACCCTGCCCTTGTCGCCGCCAACATCGGTGGGGATTCCTTCCCGACTGTGGGGAATGTTTTCCTGCTGATTACCAACGGTGGCGGCAGTCCCCGCACCGTGTCCGTGGCCTACGGCACCCCGGTTGATGGTCAGACCGTGCCGCCCAAGCAAGTGGTGGTGCCTGCGGGCGCCTCGCGTTTGGCCGGCCCATACCCCGCCGCGCTTTTCCGCGGTGCGAACGATCAAGCCGCCGTCACGTATGACGCGGTTACGTCGCTCACCATTGGCGCGTTCCGCCTCATCGCGGAATAACCCGGGCTTGCATTCCCGCACCCCGCACCAGTAGACCCACCGCCATGTCCCTAGAACGCAAACGCGCAACAATCCCCTTCCAGCGCAAGACCATTAGCGCGGCAGGGGAATTCGTGGGCATGGGCTCGACCTTCGGCAACGTGGACCTGGGCGGGGACGTGGTGGTAGCCGGTGCGTTCCGCGAAACCTTGGCGGAGTGGAAAGCCCGCGGGGAGCTTCCGTTGCTGGCGTGGTACCACGATATGGGCGAACCAATCGGGGATTGGCTGGACATGTCGGAGGACTCTGTAGGGCTTTCCTGCCGTGGCCAGCTTTGGGTTGATGGCGACCGCCGCACCGAAGCCGCCGTTAAGGCCCGCAACATGCTTACCGGCACCGGCCCTAAAGGCTTGTCGATTGGTTACGGCATCCGTGACGCCGAAGAAGCAACGCGCGATGGGAAGTCCGTGCGCCTGCTAAAGAGCGTGGAACTGTACGAAGTTTCCGTTGTGCCCTTTGGCATGAATCCGCGTGCTCTGGTGACCGACGCCAAGTCCGCGTCCCTTTTTTCTTCCGGTTCCCTGGTTGATATTCGCACCGCAGAAAGCCTAGTCCGTGACGTACTAGGTTTGTCCGCCAAGCAGGCGAAAGCCTTCTTGGCCGACGGGTACAAGGGTTTGCGCCGAGACGACGCAGCACCCGAAGCCCTGGCCGGTATCGCGGACCTCATCCAAAGCCTTAACGCCATCAAATAACAACCCCTATCCTATCAAGGAAAGAATCCCGTGGATCAAGCAACCATCGACGCCCTTAAGACCTCAATCGAAGGCTTGGGCAAAACCCACAACGAATTTAAGAGCACCATGGCCACCCGCGATGCCGAAATTGCCAAGCATGGCAAGGCGTTGGGCGAGACCGAGGCGAAGCTTAGCCGCCTCAATGACGCGATGACCGGTTTCGATGAGGTCAAAACCCGCATCGAAAATATGGAGATCGCGATCAAGCGTGGCACCTTCACCACGGACACCAAGGCCGTGGACGCGGAGAAAAACGCCAAGCTCTCCAAGGCGTTCCGTGGCTACTTCTCGCACGGTGCGGAATCCAAGGGTCTGGAGTATGCCACCCTGGCCGCTCCGGAAGTTAAGGACATGTCCGTGGGCTCGGGTCCTGACGGTGGTTACACCGTGTTCCCGGACCTTAACGGCCGCATGGTCCGCCGCATCTTCGAATCGTCCCCGATTCGCGCCCTGGCGAACGTTACCACGATCAGCACGGACGCGATCGAAGGCACCACGGACCTGGACGACGCTGGCATTGAATGGCCCGCGGAAACCACCGCCCCGACCGACGCCAAAACCCCGAAGGTCGGCAAGTGGCGCGTTGCCATCCACGAAATGGCGACCCGCCCCAAGATCACTCAGAAGCTCTTGGAGGATAGCGCGTGGGATGTCGAGTCGTGGCTTACCACGAAGGTTGCCGACCGCTTCGCGCGTGGCGAGGCTACGGCCTTCGTTAACGGTGATGGCGCCGGCAAGCCTAAGGGCTTTATGACGTACCCCGCCGGTACGCAGTGGGGCCAGATTGAACAGGTCAACTCGGGCGATGCTACCAAGCTCACCTCTGACGGTCTGATGACCCTGTATTACAGCCTCAAGGAACAGCACCGCGCCCGCGCCACCTGGGGCATGGCTCGCCTGACCGTTGCGGCGGTTCGCTTGCTCAAGGACAGCACCGGCCAATTCCTTTGGCAACCGGGCTTGCAGATGGGCCAGCCCTCCATGCTCCTGGGTAACCCGGTGCGGGAGTTTGCGGACATGCCGGCAGTGGCGGCCAACGCCTTGGCGGTGGTCCTGGCGGACTTCGCGGAAGGCTACCAGATTGCCGACCGCTTGGGTATGACGGTCCTCCGCGATCCGTACAGCACCAAGCCAATGGTTGAAGTTTACTGCCGCCGCCGCGTTGGTGGTGACGTGGTGAACTTCGAAGCCTTCAAGATTGGCCGAGTCGCGGCCTAAGCCACAGAGGGGCCCGCTTAAAACCCGGGCCCCTTTCGTCCTTCGTTCCTTTCTTCCCCATCCACACTCCGACAAAGAAACAAAAACCATATGCGTAACATCCTCCACGACCTTGGGATTGTCCCGAGCATTGCCCAGGCCGCACACGCCGCCCCGGTGCAAGGTGCCTCTATTGACGTGACCGGCATTGGTGCTGCCGGCTTTGCCGCCGTTATCTCAGCCGTGGGCGGTGCCGGTGGTACCCTCACGCTGGAACACAGCCACGACAACGCCGCGTGGGTTGCTGTGCCTGCCGCAGAAGCACAGTACCACACCAGCGACAACGGCAGCATCGGCACCAACACCCTCCAGGCCAACAAGACCACCTTCGCCGCTTACCTGGGCGCGCGTCGGTATGTCCGCCCGGTGCTCACCCCGAACACCAGCGCAACCGGCTACGTGGCCGGCGTGTCCGGTCTTGCGGATCGCATGCCGCTGACTGGCGGCATCATCTAAGCAAAATCCGGAGGCGTGGGGGGACTTTACCCCCTTTCACCCCCTGCGCTTTCGGTCGGCCCCCGCGCTTTTGTGCGGGGGTTGTTTGCGTCCAAAAGTAAGGACCGCCGCCAATGCTTGCCGCTGCATCGTCAACGCTAACGCTTAAATCCTGGTATGTGCGGCACCGCGTAATTACTCCCGCGGCGGGCCCTGTCGTGACCCTGGCGGAGATTAAGGCACACCTCCGCCTTGACATGCTGGACACGTCCGAAGACGCCACGCTTACCATATTGGAACAAGCGTGCCGCGAATTG